ATACAGTTCTATTTATGTTGCCTTCGATTATGCGTACTTTTTTTGGTACTAAGAAGGTTGTTGAGTTTGTACCTAAAAATGCAGAGGATATTCCACTTGCTGAACAACAAACCGACTATATCAACTACATAGTTCAACAAAAGAATCCTGGCTTCAATGTTTTATATTCAGCTTTCAAAGATGCTTTAGTTAGAAAGACTGGTTTTGTCAAAGCGTTTTGGGATGATTCAGTCCATGCTTCCACGCATGAATATACCAATCTTGATCCACAATCTTATCAAGCACTAATACTTGATCCGAATGTAGAAGTTGTTAGCGAAATGGCTACAACTGAAGAAATTACTACATTAGATCCTGTAAGTGGCGAAGAAGTAGTGCAAGAAATACCAACTAGCTATGACTTAGTTATTAGAAGAATCAAACCAAAAAACCAAGTTTGTTTAGAAGCAGTACCACCTGAAGAAGTTTTAATATCCAGACACGCAAGAGATATTAATACTGCATCTTATGTTGCTCACAGAATGATTAAATCTGTTTCTGATATGGTAGCTATGGGCTATGACCAAGAAGAGATAGAAGAGTATGCCTCTTATGCAGGCACAGCACTTGATCCAGAATCATACGATGAACAACAAGCAAGAAATCCATTTGATAACATGGTGTATCCAGACAGAGCAGATACAGGTGGTAAAGATGTTTTATACATCGAACATTATCTGTATTACGATTTTGATGATGATGGTATTGATGAACGTATAAGAGTCTGCACTATCGGTGATGGCTTATACATACTTAATGTAGAGCAATGGGATGATTTACCATTGGTAATGTTCTGCCCTGATCCAGAGCCACATACAGCTATTGGTTCATGTCCAGCAGATTATCTCAAACCTATTCAAGCAGCTAAATCGCAAATTATGCGAGATACTCTTGATTCATTAGGACATTCTATTTTCCCGCGAATGGCTGTTGTCGAAGGACAGGTCAATATTGATGATGTGTTAAATACTGACATTGGTCAGCCTATTCGTGTTCGCGCTCCAGGAATGGTACAACCTTTCTCTGTCCCCTTCGTAGGCAAAGAAGCGTTCCCTGTTCTTGGTTATCTTGATGAAAGCAAAGAGAATAGAACAGGTGTATCCAAAGCATCAGCAGGCCTGAACGCAGATGCTTTGCAATCAAGCACCAAAGCTGCGGTGGCAGCAACCATGTCTGGAGCGCAAGGCCGCATTGAATTAATCTGTCGTCATTTTGCTGAAGGTGGCATGAAAGATTTATTTAGTTTAGTTAACAGTTTAGTTATTAAACATCAAAACGCTCAAGACGTATTTAGATTGAATGGTCAGTTTGTACCAGTTGATCCAAGATACTGGGATAACAACAAAGATATAGTTGTCAATGTAGCTATATCTAGAACAAGTGATGAAGAGAAGTTCGGCATCCTCTCCCAGCTCGCTGGCAAGCAAGAGCAGATCCTCGCCCAACTTGGCCCTGCTAACCCGCTTGTTTCCTTGCAGCAATATTCCAACACACTCACCAAAATGATAGAGATGGCTGGCTTCAAAGATCCAGAATCCTTCATTAACACGCAAGTCCCACCAATGCCACCCACACCGCCAGAGCAACAGCAACCTGATCCAGCAGCTCTGCTCGCGCAAGCGGAAGCGCAGAAAGCGCAAGTGCAAGCGCAAAAAGCAATCATTGATGCGGAAACTGACAGAATGAAAATCATTATGGATGATGATAGAAACAGAGACATCAAAGAAGCTGAACTAAGACTTAAAGCAGCAGAACTTGCAGCTAAATATGGCACACAGGTGAATATTGCTGAAATAAATGCTTTAATGGAGAGAGACAGAGAAAATATTAGACAAAATGCAAAAGATCAAGCTCAAGGATTATTTACAAATGCACCTCAACAAAATATTTGATATAGAAGTTTTAGAGGGTGATTTGGTTTACTTCGGTAAAGAAATAAAAGCTAAGAACAAAGATCATGCATTACAAATTATGATGTTAATGTCTGGTGGTGAAATTACCGAAAACTCAGAAATAATATTTTGCGAAGAAAAGGTGGTGCATTAATGGCGATTACCTATAGAGGCGAAAGGTTTAGTGGTTATAACAAACCCAAAAGAACACCAGGCAAATCTAAAAAGTTTGCTGTATTAGCTAAGAAAGGCGACAAAGTAAGACTTATTCGTTTTGGTGATCCCAACATGACCATCAAAAAAGACCAACCCAAAAGAAGAAAATCATTCCGTGCTAGACATAGATGTGATACTAGCCCACCAGATAAGCTAACCCCAAGATATTGGAGTTGTAAAAAATGGTAAGAAAATTTAAAAAGGTTGCCAAGACTAAAGGTGGCGTTCCAAAGAAATATGTTAAAGGTGCAAAAAATCCTAAAGCTAGAGAGCGTGAAATAAAAAGAACCAGAAAACTCTATAAAGCTGGTAAACTAACCCCAGCGATGATGAATAGAATATCAAAACAAAGAAGTAAAGGATGAGTAAACAAGCAACAATAGATAAGTATGCAAAGTCTAGTGGTATCTCTAAAGGTACTTTAGAAAAAGTTTATAAACGTGGATTAGGTGCATATTATTCATCTGGTTCACGACCAAAAGTATCTGCACATCAATGGGCCGCAGGACGCGTTAGATCGTTTGCAACAGGCAAAGGCGGTGCAAGAAAAGCAGATGCAGATTTATTAAGACCGAAAAAGTCTACAAAGAAAAAATAGGAGAAAATTATGAAAGGATACGGATACGGAAAGAAAATGAAAAAAACTAAAGTTGCGAAAAAAGGCAAAAAACCAACTTATAAGAAAGGGAGAAAATAATGTTTATACTTGATTGGATTTATGATTTAGTGGTTACAGTTTCATTTATCATTAGTGGAGCTTCTATACTTGCAACCCTTACACCATCAAAGAAAGATGATGAGTGGCTTGGTAAGTTATATGATGTTGTTGACCTAATTGCATTAAATTTTAAGGTTAAAAAATAATGCCATTTAGTAAATATTCATCAAAACAAAAGAAACTAGCTAGAATTGCAAAACCTCGCAATAAAATTACTGCTGCCGACTTTACAGCATTGCGTAAAGCTAAAATGAAAAAGAAAAAGAAATGAAAGTAAAAGCACCTAAAGGTTATCATTTTATGAAAATGGGTAAAGGCTACAAACTTATGAAACATGATGGTAAGTTCAAGCCACACAAAGGTGCTTCACTTGCAGCAGATTTCGAAGTTATAAAAACACATAAATGAAGCCACAGTCAGCCAAAGCCAAAGGCAGGGCTTTGCAACAATGGGTAGTTGACAAACTTGTAGAACTACTTGGTTTTGATCCTGAAGATTTAGAATCACGCCCGATGGGATCAAATGGCGAAGATATAATTATGGGCGTGCAATCCCGCAAACAATTCCCCTACTCAATCGAGTGCAAAAATCAAGAAGCAGTAAATGTTTGGAAGGCTTATGAACAATCCAAAGAAAATTGTAAAGATTATGAACCATTAGTTATAATTAAACGTAATAGAACAAAACCATTGGCTTTGGTCGATGCAGAATATTTTATGAGGCTACACAATGATAGAAAAACTGATAGATCCAGTAACGAAGATTCTTGATAAATTTATTGAAGATAAAGATTTAAAATTACAGTTACAACACGAACTTAACCAAGAGCTGCATAAAGCTAATATGGCTCAAGTAGAAATTAATAAAATTGAAGCTGGCCATAGATCAGTTTTTGTTGCGGGCTGGAGGCCCTTTCTTGGCTGGAGTTTATCTTTTGCTATGGCTTGGCATTATGTATTAGCACCATTAATTCTATTTATTGCAGGATTTTCAGGTTATCAATTACCACAACTCCCTGAATTTGATATGGCTTCTTTAATGACTGTATTAATGGGAATGTTAGGTCTTGGTGGTCTTAGAACATATGAAAAGGTAAAAGGATTAGCAAAATGAGCCAATGGGCTAATTTTAAGTTAGAAGAGTTTAATTGTAAGTATTCTGGTGAGAATAAGGTTGAACATGAGCTTATTGATAAGCTACAATTGGTTCGTGATGAATTAGGTTTTCCTTTGGTGGTTTCATCTGGTTATAGATCAGCAGACCACCCAGCAGAAAAATCTAAAAGCAAACCAGGCACTCACAATCAAGGCATTGCAGTAGATATTGCAATCAGCCATGAAAAAGCCTACAAACTTATTGCTAGCGCAATAAAACATGGTTTTACAGGAATAGGAGTAAAACAAAAAGGTACTGGCAGATTTATTCATCTTGATATATCAGAAGGTGATGAATCAAGACCAAGACCGCACATTTGGAGTTATTAATGGATAGTATAATAATTTGGAACATTTTAATTAGTTTGGTGTTTGCACCAATCTTTTATTCTATCCGCTCACAAAACTCAGAAGTACAACGCATTAATATTTTAGTTAATAGAACAAGGGAAGAGATAGCAAGAGACTATGTTACTCGCACTAGCTTTAATGTAGAGTTTGAAAGAATTTTAGACAAACTTGATAAACTTGATGCTAAAATAGATAAACTTATAACAGATTAATATGGCAGTACAAGATTTTTTTACCAACCCCAATATGCAAATCGGAAAAGATTTGCTTGAAGATCCAGCAATATTAGATTTATTAGGACAAGAAGGTGTGATGGATAAAGTTTTTGATCCTTCAGTTTATACACCAGGCACAACTTTAGCTGGTTCAGTATTACCAGGTGACCCATTCGATCAAGACATTTCACCTGATATGTTGCAATTATATATAGATTTAATGGCTGCTAACAATAAAACACCAGCTTATTCAGGCACAAACTTAGTAGGCGCAGGCCCAATAGCAACAGGACAACAATATGCACAATCAATAGCTGGAGGTATGCCTTTTGAACAAGTGGTTGCACCTGGTATGAGTTTCTCACCAGATTTTCCAATGGGATATACTCAAGCTGATCTTACAGCACCAATAATACCACCCATCGTTGATGATGGTCCAACACCACCACCAATGACTCCTCCACCTCCACCAGACGAGCCTCCAATAGATGCACCTCCAATATTTTTACCACCAAAACTACCACCGCCATCTGATGCATTGTATGGAAAAACACCATTAGAATTTAGAAAGTTTTTAGCAAGTTTGGGATTGTATGAATTTCCTAATAATTTTGGCGGTGATGAAATGGCTTTTGTAGGTGGATCACCAACTTTTGATTATAGAGGAGAAACTCTAATTCCAGAAACACCAATATCAAAACCACAACCCCCAATATCAATAGGTGGTCCTGGAGGTCTATTGCCACCAGCCTCAGTAGTTGTATCTGATCCTATATCACCTCCAACTACAATAATGCCATCACCTGAATTAACACTAACGCCAACACCAGAGCCAATATATTCAGCATTACCTGTTGGTCCATCTATACCATTCGTCCCATCAAAACCACCTATGCCACCAATATCTGTAGATATAGATAAAACTATAGATCAAATAGTCTCACCAATTAGAACAGGGAGACAATCACCAGGAATCAAAGGTGGCGGATTATTTGGTTTAATATAATATGCCTACACACGAAGAAGCAGTAAAAGCACAACAAGCAGAACAGATTTTAACTTCAGATGTTTTTCAAGAAGTTATGGAAAATTTAAAACAAGAATACATAGATGCTTGGTTATCTTCTAACAAAAGTTCAGACGTTGATGTTAGAGAAAATCTACATAAAGCTATTTTGTTAATACCAGAGATTGAAAAACATCTAAGAATCCTTGCAGAGAAGGGTAAACTTACCAGAACACATATCAATAAGATAAGAAACATAGGATAATTTCTTTTCCTTTTATAAAAAATTCATATAAAATATTATAAATAATACATATTTAGGAGTATTTTATGAGCAATAACGGAAAACCGACTGCTTTACAGACCGATAAGGAATTAGCTACTACAGCTTTTGAAAGTTTCTTAACACCCGCAGAAGAGGGACAGGTTGAAGAAGCAGGTCAAACTGAAGTAGAAGAAGTCATTGAAGAAGAAGAAGTATCTGAAGAGGCTGAAGAATTAGTTGAAGCAGATGAAGAATCAGATTTAGATGACGAAATTGATGACGAAGAACAACAGGAAATTGAGGACGACCAAGAACAACCTCCCTTGTACACAGTCAGAGTAGACGGACAAGAGATAGAGGTGACGTTGGAGGAACTCCAAAACGGATATTCACGTCAGCAAGATTACACGCGTAAAACTCAAGAGTTAGCGCAACAGAGAAAAACTGTTGATGAGCAAGCTCAAGAGGTTGCGCAAAGAGATGCGATTTATTCGCAGTTGTTACCGAAGATGGAAGCCCAGATAAAGGGCGACTTGGCAAACGAGCCAGATTGGAACAAGTTATATGAGGATGATCCCGTTGGCTATGTTCGAGAAAAGCAACTTTGGGATGATAAAAAACAAAAGTTAGAAGCTGTACAAGCTGAACAGCAAAGGATTCAACAAGAAGCCTACACTAAACAGCAAGAACAAATTGCACTAATGGTGCAAGAAGGACAGCAAAAACTTTTAGAGATTATTCCAGAGTGGCAAAATCCTGAAACCGCGCAACAGGAAAAGCTAGCGATTCGAGAATATGGAATCAATGTCTTAGGTTATACACCTCAAGAGATGGACGCTGTATATGACTACCGCGCTTTGCTTGGTTTAAGAAATGCTTGGTTGAATAGTAAAACTCAACAAGCGGTAAAGAAAAAACCAACTGAAAAAGCAAAAGCACGGGTTGCAAGACCTGGTACTACGAACCGACCAAAATCTGTAACTCCTGTGAAAAAAGCAAAACAAAGGTTGGCCAAAACTGGGAAACCCTCAGATGCGGCTAAAGTTTTTGAACAAATGTTAAAGTAATTTTTAGGAGTATATTATGGCAAAAGTAACTAACGCTTTTGATACTTACACCGCTACAGCTGATAGAGAAGATTTAAGTAATATCATTTACAACATCTCTCCAATGCAAACTCCGTTCATGTCCTCAATAGGTACAAGAAACGTAAGTAATGTGGTGTTTGATTGGCAAACAGAATCTCTACCTACACCAAGTGCAAGTGGAGAATTAGAAGGGTTCGAACTTTCAAGAGCAGCATCAACTGCTACTGTAAGAGCGAGCAACGTATGTATGATCTCAAAAAGAGATGCTACTGTAACAGGATCTCAAGAGAGTTCAGATCCAGCAGGTAAAAGGTCAGAAATGGCTCATCAGCTTGCTATCATGTCTAAAGCTCTCAAAAGAGATATGGAAGAGGCTCTATGTCAGAAAGGAGCTAAAACAACTGGTAACGCTACAACAGCTAGGGTAACTGGTGGTTTTGAATCTTGGATTACATCAAATGATTCAAGAGGAACAGGTGGTGCTTCAACAGGAAGCGGAGCTGCTCCAACTGACGGAACTCAAAGAGCATTAACTGAAACTCTTTTAAAAGACGTTTTAGAACTTGCTTTCACTAATGGTGGTGAACCATCATTGGCTATTTGTGGACCACATAACAAACAAGTTATTTCTGGTTTTACAGGCAGAACTCAAGCAAGACAATTTGTTGATGCTAATACAGTTGAAGCATCTGTATCAATCTATTCATCTGATTTTGGTGAACTTAAAATCGTTCCATCAAACAGATCAAGAGAAAGATCACTTCTTTTAGTTGATCCAGATTTCGCTAAAGTTGCATATCTAAGAAATTTCCAAACTGTAGATATTGCTACTATCGGTGATGCTGAGACAAAAATGATCGTAGTTGAATACGGACTAGAAGTAAGTAACGAAGCCGCACATGGTGTAGTTGCTGACTTATCAACATCTTAAGTTTTTATTAGGGTGCTGGGGATAGACATTATTGTTTATCCCCTTTTTTTATTATTAATAGCAAAATAGCCACAGTTAATGATAAAATCTATTCATGGCTAGAAGAACACTTATAGACTACAAAAAGAATTATTCTCACGAATTTGCTACTGAGGATGATAAAATTGTTTATCACACCAAGCAAAATGTCCAACCAGTTATAGAACATTGCAAACATCTTGCAGATAACAAACCTGGTAAAGATTTACGTCATGTAGCTGAAGTTCCTTTAGTTGTGTATCAAAGAGCCTGTAGAGAGGGTTGGGCTAATGATATGAGTGAATGGAAAAAATGGCTCAATAACCCTGATAATAAAGTATTTAGAACTTGGAATGGCAGAGTATGACGTATAGTGAATTAAAAACAAATATAGCAAACTTCTTAAATAGATCAGATTTAACAAGTGAGATGGACATATTTATTGACCAAACTGAAGCAGAACTAAACAGAAGATTGCGTACTAAAGAAATGATTAAAAGAGCTACTGCAACAGCAGATTCTCAATATCTATCTGTACCATCCGATTGGTTAGAGGCTATAAACATTGAAATCACTTCAAATGATTTTAGACCACTTATGCAAATGTCTATTGAATCCTTAGATGTTTACAGAAAATCTATTAATAATAAAACTGGTCAACCAATATATTTTGCATTGGTTGATGATTCAATAGAACTTGCACCTACCCCTGACGCAAGTTATACATTACAATTAACTTACTACGGAAAGATTGATGCCCTTTCTGATTCGACAACATCTAACTTTGTATCTAATACACATCCAGATGTTTACTTATACGGAGCATTAAAGCACGCATCAATATTTCTTATGGAAGATGATCGAGTCCCTCTTTTCCATACTGCTTTTGAAAAGGCATTAGAAGAGATGAGATTACAGCAAGAAAAAGCTGAATTTGGTAAAGGATCTTTAGTACAAAGAAGAAGAACTTACGGAAAAGCTCGAAAGAATATACATTATTGGAATAATAATTAGGAGTAATTATGGCTGGATTTTCAGACTATTTAGAAGATAAAGTTTTAGATCACGTTTTTGGTGGAAGTGCTTATACCGCACCATCTACTTTATATGTAGCTTTATATACTGTTGCACCAACTGACACAGGCGGTGGAACTGAAGTATCTGGTGGCGCGTATGCAAGACAAACTGCTACATTCAATGTATCTGGCACAAACCCAACAACAGCAACCAACGCAGCAGCGATTGAATATCCTACAGCTACAGCAGACTATGGCACAGTAGTTGCAGTTGGTATTTTAGATGCCTCAAGTTCAGGCAATTTATTAGCTTATGCAAACTTAACAGCAAGCAAGGTTGTTTCAAGTGGAGATGTGTTTAGATTTGATGCTGGTGATCTCGACATTACATTAGCGTAATAATATGGCCTCAGTAGGCTATGGTGAATATACTTACGGGAAATCCCATTATGGATCTCCCGTTTATCATTTTGGCGCAGCCACAATAGCGCAAACCTCTTCAGCTACAGCAGTTGGTAAACAAATAGATCGTGGTGTTACAACTATTGCAGCAACCTCTAGCTTTACAGCAGTCGGCACACAAATAGACTTAGGATCAGCTACATTAGCGCAAACCAGCAGTATGACTGGTGTTGGTCATCGTATTCACCTAGGCGCTAGCACATTAGCACAAACATCTAGTATGACTGCTACAGGTCATCAAATAGATAGAGGTGTATCTATTGGACCAGTTGTATCTGATATGACTGCTACTGGTAGACTTACCTTCTTAGCAAGCGCAACCATAGCGCAAACATCAGATTTTGTAGCTATAGGCGAACAAATTGATAGAGCAACGTCTACAATTACACAAACATCTAGTTTTTCTGCGATTGGTAGTTTAAAATGGACAGATAGTGTTGTTCCGCCTGAAACATGGACAGATCAAACAGTAACAACAAGTTGGACCAATATAGACAACCCAACAACATCATGGACAGATGAGACAACACAAGAGACAACATGGTCAGATCAAACAAGTTCATCAACAACCTGGACAGACCTTGATGACCAAGAAGCAGCATAGAGGAAAGATTTATGGCAGATACATTTACTACTAACTTAAACCTGACAAAGCCAGAGGTCGGTGCATCAACCGATACATGGGGTACAAAGATAAACAATGATTTAGATTCAGTTGATGCTATTTTTGCGGCTGCTGGATCTGGCACAAGTGTTGGTCTTAATGTAGGTTCTGGTAAAACATTAACACTTGCAGGTACTTTATCTGCAACTGGAACATCAACTTTTTCAACAATAGACATCAATGGCGGAACAGTCGATGGAGCTGTCATTGGTGGATCAAGTGCAGGAGCTATTACAGGTACAACCATAGTAGCTAATACAAGTCTTAACATTGCTGGAGATGGCGCAACTGTTACTGGTATTAAAGATGAAGATAATATGGCTTCAAACTCTGCTACTAAATTAGCAACTCAACAATCAATTAAAGCCTATGTAGATGCTCAAATAACAGCAGAAGATTTAGACGTTTCAGATGGTTCAACAAGTATTTCTATTGATTTAGATAGTGAGACTCTAGGAATTTTAGGTGGTACAGGTTTAACATCAAGTGCTTCTGGTAACGATGTAACTTTATCAGTAGATGCTGCTCAAACTCAAATTACAAGTGTTGGAACATTATCAAGTCTTACAGTTTCAGGAGATGCTACTTTTGATACTTCAACACTTAAAGTTGATTCTACAAATAATAGAGTTGGTATAGGAACTGCAAGTCCTACTTCAAAACTTCATATTGATGGTGCAGAAGATAGCACGGGTGGAATTACTTTAACAGCAGGCGCACAAGCACATAATTGGTTTTTATCTTCTGACTTTGTGAATGTTCATAATATTGGAACAGGGAGTGCATCAGCAGCACATACTTGGCAATTAAATGGTACAGAGACAGTTCGTTTTACACCTTCAGGCGTTGGAATTGGAACTGCAAGTCCTTCAAAATTGCTTCATATAAAAAGTGCTGATCCTGTTATTAGATTAGAAGATTCAAGTCCATCTGCTTATGCAGAAATTGATGGTGCAGGTGGAGACTTAATTATAAGTTGTGATGCAGGAGATGGTGATGCAAATTCAGTTATTAAATTTAAAGTTGATAATACTGAAAAAGCAGTTATAGATTCTTCTGGTAATCTTGGTTTGGGAGAAAGTTCGCCTTCAGCACCCTTAGATATTGCTGCATCTTCAGCAGGTATAGAGTTACAAACAACAGATAATACTTCTTTTGGATATATAAATTTTGGTGATCCTCAAGATAATAATATAGGTCAAATACTTTATGACCATGGCTCAAACTATATGAGATTCCAAGTTAATAATTCTGAGAAAGTCAGGATCGATGCTTCAGGAAACGTTGGTATAGCAACTACAAGTCCAGGACAAAAGCTAGATGTTGCAGGAAATATAACAGCAAGTGCTTTTATTGGTCGTTCTAATTCTTCAGCACCTACAGCAGATGCAGCAGTTTATAGAGCAGCAGATAATACTCTAGCTTTTTCCACAGCAAATACAGAAAGGATGCGTATTAATTCTTCAGGAAACTTGTTATTTAATTGTTCAGCTTTTAGCACAAGTACAGCATCTTGGAGCTTAGCAGCTAATTCTAATTATGGCGGTGAAATATCTGTAGCAAGACCAAGTAGTTATACTGGAACTGGTAATCTCCTTTTAAATTATCATGCTGGAACTTATATTGGTGGTATTAACACATCAACAACTGCAACAAGTTTTTTAACATCATCAGACTATAGATTAAAAGAAAATGTAGATTATGAATTTAATGCTCTTGATAGAGTTGCACAATTAAAACCAGCTAGATTTAATTTTATAGCTGATGCAGATACAACAGTTGATGGTTTCTTAGCTCATGAAGTGCAAGACATAGTCCCTGAAGCTATTACTGGTGAAAAGGATGCAGTTGATGGTGAGGGTAATCCTGAATATCAAGGCATTGACCAAAGTAAACTTGTACCTCTTTTAACTAAAGCTATACAAGAACAACAAGCACAGATTGAAGCCTTACAATCTGAAATTAACTTATTAAAAGGAGAATAAAATGGCAAATACATATACTTGGGATTGTAAAACAGTTGATGTTTACCCAACTCACGACAACCACTCTGACGTTGTTTATAACGTACATTGGAGATTAAATGCTGTAAGCGACCAGCAAGATGCAGATGAAAATTACTATTCTGCTTCTGTATATGGTACACAAAGCATTAATGCAGACGACATTGAAAACTTTATAGCTTTTGATGATCTTACCAATGCAGTAGTAACAGGCTGGGTAGAAAGTGTTATGGGTGAAGATGAAGTCCAATCTTTAAAAGATGGTCTTGATGCAAACATCAGCGGACAAATCAATCCAACAAGCGAAACCAAAACTGTAGGAGAATAAAATGGCCTTGTTGCCAGTAACCCCACCCGCAGGGATAGTCAAAAACGGAACTGACTATGCTAATAAAGGCAGATGGGTTGATGGCGACTTGGTACGTTTTGAAAACGGCTACCTTAAACCTATCGGTGGCTGGTCTAAATTAAGAAGTACAGCATTAGATGGCGAACCTATCGCTATGCACGCATATTCTGATAATGTGGGAGATCCAATACTAGCAGTAGGTACAAGGCAAAAAGTTTATGTTCTATATGACAATACCTGGACTGATATAACACCAACAGGTTTTGTTAATGATGAAGCTAATGATCCTCTTGGTTATGGTGCTTATCATTGGGGAGTAGAGGATTATGGTGATGCTAGAAGTCAATCAGGATTACCTTTAAAAACAGATCATTTTTCTTTTGATAATTGGGGTGAGGACTTAATTTTTTGTTTTTCAGGTGATGGCAAAATTTACAAATGGAGACCAAATTCTCAACCTGGAGGCACAGCGGACACTATAGCTACAGTAGTAACTAACGCACCAACCAATAATGAAGCAGTCATAGTAACTAATGAAAGACATTTAGTTTCTATTGGTTCTGCTGGTGATCCAAGAAAAGTTGCATGGTCAACTAGAGAAGATAGAAATAACTGGACAGCAAAAGCAACTAATACCGCAGGTGATCTACAAATACCAACAGGCGGCAGAGCATTATATGCTGTTAAGTTTGGTCCAGATGTAATTATATTTAGTGATACTGGTATTAGCAGAATGTATTACTCAGGTAACCCGTTTGTTTATAGTATTAGTGATGCTGGTACAAACTGTAAAGCTGTAGGCAGAAGAGTTATTGTACCAACTGGTAATTTCCTAGCATGGATGGGTGAAAACGCATTTTTTGTTTACGATGGTACTGTTAGAGAAATACCATGTGAAGTGCATGATTATGTCTTTGATAACTTAAACGTGTCAGGCAGAGCTGCATCGTGGGGTGGACACAACTCAAACTTCAATGAGATATGGTGGGGATTCCCAAGTGGAGACAATCAATACACACCAAATAAATATGTTATTTGGAATTATGCACAAAATGTTTGGAGTATAGGCTCATTAGATAGAGGCTGTTGGGTGGATCAGGGTGTATTTGATTATCCGATTGCAGGCGATTCTGGTGGCTTTGTTTATGAACACGAATCAACAACATTAAACAATTCTCCAAATTTAGGATCTCAAGTACCTTTTTGTCAGTCTGGTCCAATAGAATTAGGCGCAGGTGATAGAGTTATGCAAGTAAATCAAATTATTCCAGATGAAGAAGCTAACACTTTACCTGGCGTTACTATTAGTTTCAAAGGTAAATTTACACCTGTGGGAAGTGAGTCTGATTTTGGCTCATTTACTTTTGAAAATGATGGTTATACAGATGCTAGATTTAGTGCAAGACAAGTGCAAATGCGAGTAGATGGCTCTACAACACAAGATTTCCAAGTCGGTAATATAAGAGTAGATGCTAAAGCTAGAGGCAAAAGATAATGGATTTATCCTCACAAAGACAATATATACAAAGAGCTATTAACGTAAAATATTCTTTTGCAGCAACCACACAACAAACTATATATACAACTCCCACTGGTGATGATTTTGACTTTGCCATTGTTCAAGGTTTTATAGCTTGCGATCATGGTAATCAACAAACCAATTTAGATGTATCAATTACAGATACCAGCTCTAATGAGTTTTTTATATATAAACAAAAAAATATATCAGCACACGCAACTGTAGAATTACAAACCAATGCAGGCATAATCTTGCAACAGGGTGAGATTATAAAAGCACAAGTCAACCATGCAAATATAGATTTATTTTTAAGTATCATAGAATATGCAAAAGGAGACTAATAATATTATTGACTTCCCCAGCGACAAGAAAGCTGACTGGGAAGTAGAATGGGATCGCTGCAAACATTGGATTGAAAAGGCTATAAAGTACCAAGATTCCTATACAATTAGTGATATAGAGGATAAAATAAGGCATGGATTGTTCCATTTGTGGCCAGGACAAAGAAGTGCAATGGTTACAGAACTTGTAATATATCCACAGAATAAAGCACTTAACTTGCTTTTTTGTGGTGGAGATTACGAAGAGTTAGAAACTATGTTGCCATCCATTGAAGTGTTTGCAAAACAATTAGGTTGCAAACGACTTTACGGAGGTGGCAGACCAGGATGGCTAAGAAAGATACAACATCTTGGATTTGAGAAAGAACATTTAATTAGAAAAGAATTATGAGTAAAGGATCAACAACAACAACAACAGAAATACCAGAATTTCAACAACAACAAATGCAGGAGATTTATCAAGCTGCTAAAGGTTTAGCTGGTCAACCTTTTGTGCCATATACAGGCCCAATGGTTGCAGGCTTTACGCCAGATCAACTCAGACAGTTTGAAGCAACCAGAGGTTTATTTGAAACAGGTATGCAGTTTGATCCGCTAACTGGTATAAGAGAACTTGCAGAAGCACCTACACCGAGTTTATTAGGTGCTGACATCGGAGCTTATCAATCCCCATATCAACAACAAGTTATTGATCTTGCAATGCAAGACATTCAAAGACAACAAGATGTAGCGCAACAAAGAGCGCAAGAACAAGCAATCAGAGCAGGTGCTTTTGGTGGTTCAAGATCAGCAATCTTAGAAGCTGAAGCTACTAGACCTTTTGCAGAGCAAGCTGCAAGAACAGCCGCAGGTTTACGTCAAGCAGGATTTGAGCAAGCACAAAGAGCTGCTGAAAGTGATATCGCAAGAGAAATGGCAGGCAGGCAGTTTAGAGCTGGCTTGCTAGGTGGTATTGGTGCGGAGCAGATGGGCAGGTTAGGTATGCTCGGGCAGATAGGACAACAACAACAATTATTACAACAGCAAGCATTGCAAGCTGCTAGAGGTGAGTTTGAGAGAGCATTAGCTTATGGACCACAACAGCTTGGCTTATTGCAAGCGGGCATGGGAGTACCTCTTACATCACAGACTGTACAAAGAAAAACAGGTTTAGGTGATATATTGGGCGGAGCTTTACAACTAGCTGGATTATTTGTTTAGGAGATTATAAATGGCAAGTGGCATACCAACATCACAAAATGGCGTACCTACAGTTCTTAACCCATCTGGTATTTATGCAAATGATCCTTTAAATATGTCTGTTATGCCAGATTATTCATTACTGTCCTCTGATGATGTTGGTATGCCTCTTCCAAGTTTTATGGAAGGAGCGCAAGAAGACCTTATGTTAACTCCAGCAGAATTAGCTGCTAGAACATTGCGAAACCTCTACCTTCAACAACTACAACAGCAACAACAACAACAACCACAACAGCAACAAGCACCTATGAGCGCTAGAAATGAAAGACTTGGTTTGATGCTTTATGCTTTGGGTGGTGCATTGCGTGGTGATGAAAACTTTGTGCAAAATACATTAGCATTGCAACAAATGCAAGAAGGTAAAAAGAAACAGGAAGCTAGAAAAAAAGCATACGATGAGTTTTTAGAAAAACTAGATAAAGATTCTCCATTTTATGATTTAGCAAAAGCTATGGGTGCTGAAAACTTAGATAAATTGTTATTAGAAAGATATAGAGCAGAAACCGCAGAAGAACAACCCGCACAAGTTCCAGCAGACATACAAAAACTAAATCAAGTAAAATCTTTAAGAGAAAGGCTTAATCCAAGTTCTCCAAACTATGATCCATCATATACAGAAGAAAGATTTAGACAAGATGCTAGTGTTTTAGGGGTAAGTTCAAACTTGTTTGCAAAAACAAAGACAGAGTTTATTGAAGAATATATGGAACAGATGAGAGCAATGAAAAGTCCAGCTTCAGGCAGACCAATATATACTGATGAACAATTAAGAGAAAGCGCAGAGAGTGCTTATGAGCTTATATATGGACAACAACCTCAACCTCAACCTGATGATGATGTTATTGATCTAGGTACTCTTGATATATAAAAGAATGAAAAATGCCAACATATATATTTGAAGTAGATGGACAAAAATATAGTGTTATATCTGACAAACAACCTACAAAAGAGGAACTTTTAGCGTTAGTAGAAAAACAAAAAACACTTGCCCTAGAAATTCCAGAAGAAATAACCCAACAACAAGAAATTTCTACTGATGATAATAAAATTGTCTTAGAAGAAACTGAACAGCTTACAGAAGAAACAATAAAGAAAGATCCTAAATGGATTTCTGCATCAAAAGAAATATATGAGTGGGATTGGAAAAGAAAAAATCCAGATAAACCGATACCACAACTGAGCAATGAAGGTTATGCAAATTTTGGTTTGGAGTATGGTGGAGGTCTATCTTACAGCGATGTAGATTTAATTAAAGAAGGTCAAGCAATAGGCAATGCATCGCCAGAACAAAAACAGGCTTTTATTGATATTATGGATATGTATGATGCTAAAGCTCCTAGCTTTGCTGGTGCAGGCAGAGCTTTTAGAAACATATTAAATCCATTTGAAAGTCCAACGACTTATGCAGGATTGGGAGTTGGCAAACTTGCCTCAACAGCAGCCAAACAAGTTGCAAAAGATCAAATAAGAAACAACATAGTTAAATCATTGGTTGCTAGTAAACCAGCAAAGTATGCTTTAATTGGATCAACTGAAGGTGCAGCTTTTGGAGGAGCTTATAATGTTGCTAGACAAAGAGCTAGAATTAGAGCAGATGCACAAGAGGAATATAAACCTGGAGAAATTGCTGAAGCGGCTGGAATAGGAACAGTATTCGGTGGCGCTCTTGGTGGTGTAACTGGTGTTATAGGAAATGCTCTTACTAAAAGAAAAAAGAAAACAGATCCTAAATTAGCACTACCAGCTCCACAAAAAGAAACAGACTTACTAACACAAATGATACCCCAATCAAAATCTTTGGTTGTAGTCGATCAACCCAAAGTGCTTCCACAAAAAAACATGTATGGTGAAGTTTTACAGCCAAAAATATCGCAAGAAATAAGAGATATTGTAGAGCCAGTTCAGCCTGTAAACATAGTTGTAGATCAAGACTTTGGTATTGTTGGAAAGATTCCTTATCTAGGAAATATATATAAAAAATTAGGAAATCAAGTTCTAAACAGATTACAGGCTAAAACAAGAAGGTTAAGTGCTTTAGGAGA